CTGGCACCGATTGTCGGCAAGGTGGTGGCCAACCTATTCCCAGACCCTGCGGAACGCGCCAAGGCCGAAGCAGAGGCCTTGCGGCAGCTCCTGGAGCACCAGGGCGAGATCGAGCAGGCGGCGGCCAAGATCATCCAGACCGAAGCGGCCAGCACGCACTGGCTGGCAGCCAACTGGCGGCCATTGACCATGATCACGTTCACGGCACTGATCGTGGCCAGGTGGATGGGCTGGGTGGCTCCGAACCTCAGCGAGGCCGAGTACCTCAAGCTGTGGTCGATCATCGAGTTCGGCCTGGGCGGCTATGTGGTCGGCCGCAGCGTCGAAAAGATCGCACCGAGCATTGCAGGCGCGCTCAAGCGCTGATCAAGACGGCTGGCGCTCGCCAGTCTCAAAGGCCTCCCGGCCATCCATCGAATGGTGCAGCCAGACGCTTTCGTCCAGCGTGGGCTTACACCAGCACGAGCCATTGACCTCGTGCTCGCGCAGGTCATGCAGCGGCACCACATGCCAACCTGCGCAGTTGCAGGACCGGCCCTGGCGGCAGTTCTGATTGCAGCTCACCGGCACATGCCTTCACCGTTGTAGGCAGGCCAGCCGGCCTGGCCTTTGGTCTGCTTCCACAGCTTGACCATCTCGCAGTATTCGGCCTGCTGGCGCTCTGCCTCCTCGAAGTCGGACTGGCCGACGATGCCCATTGCGATCACCAGGCCGATCAGGCCCAGGATGACGTGGTAGCGCTTGAGTTGCATGGTGGTCTCCTTCAGTCGGTCACGAGGCAGCCGTTCTCGATGCGCATGAAGCGCATCAGGTCCAGCTCCTGCGCCACTTCGATGATGGCCTGCTGGTCGCGCTTGGTCATGGAGCAGCGCTGGCAGGTGGACAGGATGCGCGCGGCCGTCTCGTAGTGGCCAAGGCTGTGGAAGTCGCGCGCCTTCTCGATCTCGCGCTTCTGGGTCTTGTTCATGGTGTTCTCCTTGGTGGTTGTTGAAGCGCCCCGGAGGGCGCTGGTTGATCAGACGCCACGCACGGCCATCAGCTTGCCTTGCATCGTCTGCGACATCAGGTACTTGGCACGATTCAGTGTCTGGCGTGCGCCTTCGACATCGCCATGCGCCATCTGCTCTTGGGCATCAGACATCAGGCCAGACACAACCATGTTGACGCCACAGGCTTGGTAGGTGATGGACTCGAAGACGTTGTCGACGAAGTCCTCGATGTTGCAGCCGTAGACGGCTTGCTGGTTGACTTGCTTGGTGGTGGTGGTTGCATTCACGGTCAGCTCCTTGCTGGTTGGTTGCGATGGCCACATCTTACCACGATTTCCCACGATGCACGCAAGTAAGTGAAAACCCCTAGACAATCTCCACATCGTGCGGCCGCTTGCGGCCATCCAGAATGGCGTGGATGCGCTTCTCGGTCAGGCGGTGGCACCTGATCATGGTGCGTGCCGGCAGCATGTCCAGCAGCTCGGCATAGTTGGCCAGGACGGTGCGCACAGCCTGGATGCCAGGACCGTCCAGCCGGATGGGTTTGCCTTCGCGCTTGTGGCGCTGGCCGGCCACTGCCAGGCCGCGGATGGCATCCATCAGCAGGCCACTGGCGTCCTCGCAGACCTGCATCTCGACCACCAGGGTCTCCAGCATGTTGACGGCATCGCTGACGACCCGCCAGTCCTCTTTGCCAGGCTCCGCGGCCGTCTCCAGGGCGTGCAGCCCCTGGTACATGCGCGTGAGCTGGTAGGTGCGCTGCTCTTGCGGCAGCGGCTCGCTGGCGCTGGCCATCAGCTCGTCCCAGTGTGTGTAGGTCACCGGCCTGCCAACAGGCCGGCGCTTACCTGACTTCTTCATGGCGCGACCACATCCACCAGGCTGATAGTGCCCTGCTCACGGTCAAAGAACACGGCGACGGCCGGAGGCCGAGGCCCACCGATGACCTGGCACGCGGCCAGGCTGATCGGTGAAGGCCTCAGCATCGCCACCAGGATGTGGCGCTTGTCGTTTGGGCTGTCTGCAGCCATCAGTACGACCTCCAGACCTCGATCTCGACGATCCACAGATACAGGTGGAACTCGCCACGGTTAAATCCAATGGCGAAGTATGGCCAGCGGCGAGGAAACCACTGCACAGAAAGGCGAGGACGCAGCTTCATGCGGCAGCCTCCTCCTGGCTCTTGGCCAGTCCCTGCTTGATGTAGTGCAACACCTGGGCGGCCAGCGTCCTGGTGTCAGCGTCAGCCTGGCGGCGCAGCGCCAGCTCGACCTCTGGCGGCACGCGGATCGTCAGGTATCGGTCCTTGACGGCCGAAACCGACGACTTGGAAGTGGTCGGCTCTTTCATCAGATCACCACTTTCCAGTCTTCGGCCAGCATGTCGGTCTGACTCGCCAGCCAAGGAACACGCGCGCCAGGTGTGTTCTGTGCGTCTGCAGGGTAGTTCAGGTAGACGTAAGGCAGCGTCATCTTGCTGTGCTCGTCAGGACGCTGCAACTCCAGCCACATGCCTTTGCCATTCCAGCCTGCGCGGCAAACGTGCATGCCTTTCTTAAGAAGCTCAAGCGCCAGGCCAAATGTCATGGAATCACATTCGCGGTAGGCATCCTCGAACGCTTCTTTTGGCGACCATGACTCGTAGCCATCTGCATATCGCACGCGGTAACCTTCAAGGCCAGATTCGCTGTGCTTCTCATCAACAGCGTGGATGATTTTGGTTCCGACATAGCGTTTCATCAGTCAGTCCCTCCAGCATTGACCATTGCGGCCTCCTCGAACATATCGGCGGTGGCCTGGCCGGTGGCCAGCTCGACAGGCACGCCATGCGTCAGCAGGCTGACCAGGTCGTCCTGACCGGCCACCTCGATGTCGAATCGGGTCTGGGCAGCATGCCTGATGGCCTGCGCCTGGTTGCCTGCACGGATCAGGCGGTGCTTGTTGGTCTCCGTATCGGTGACCAGGTAGATGCGAGTGCTCATTGGGTTCCTTGGTTGGTGGTGAAAAAAGCGCTGATCTGCTGCTTGGCATGATCCGCGCCTTTTCCCACTATAACCCAATATCCCACACCTTCCAAGTATTTGATCCAGTCCTTCTGCTCTGGGCTGAGGCTGCCACCTTTGGCGCGCTTCATCTCGACCCACAAGCGCCAGGCCGGCACAAACAGGTCGGGCACGCCAGAGGCCACGCCTTCGGCCTTCAGGCGGCCAGCGGTGGCCTTGCTGCGCGCGCCACCATTGGGGATGGCATGGATGCGCACGCCTGGCCATGTCTGCCGAAACCAGCGCACCAGCTCGCGCTGCTCCTCGTGCTCGGTGGGTATGCGGTCGGTGATCAAAACGGAATCTCCCATTCCCACTTGTCGCAGGCGTCCACAGTGGCTGCAAAGTCGTCAGGCGGCCGCATGAAGAACTCCACGCACAGGCCGTCGATCCCGTAGTGCTCGCAGGTATGGCAGCACTTGGGCGGCCCGGCGCGCATCCACTCGCGCCACTGGATCAGGAACTCTGGCTCTGGTGGTCTGGTGGTCATGCCTGTGCCTTCACAAACGTGCCATCAGGCATCAGCGTGCCTCGACGGTCCTTGATCTGCTCATAGGCACCGGCCAGGCAGCGCGTCATGTCCAGGTCGCGCAGCGCGCAGTAGTTGATCAGGCACACTAGGACATCACCCACAGCGTCCTCGATGGCGGCACGGTCGCGCTTACCTTCGGCATCGGCCAGCTCTCCCATCTCGCTCACGGCCTTGAGCAACTGGCTCACAGGCGTGCCATTGGGAATGATGCGCCTGTCCTCGGCCCACCTGATGACCTTCATTTCAATCTCTGACCAGCTCATGTCCAACTCCTTTTGATGACTCGGTGAAACTTCCCATCCATGCGGTACTCGATGGCCTTTGGCGGCCTGCTGCTGCTCATCTGCGCGGCCAGGTACTCCAGGCCTTCGCTGCCTTCCATCTTGACTGCATCAGCCAGATGCGCGCCAGCAGCATTGGCCATCGTGAAGAGCTGCTGCAGCGCACGCTGGCCGGCATATCCTTCATGCAGCACCGGCAGGTACTCGGTGATGGGCTTGTCCGACAGACTGCCATAGTAGGTGCAGGACAGCATCTCCTTGCCTGATGCGCGGCTGACGTGCTTGCGCCAGCTCCAGGAAGTGACCTCCAGGTCGCTGCCTTCCAGGCCCATGATGTCGTCGTTGCGCAGCTCCAGCTTCTTGCGCTCCGGCTCTGGGAAAGGATGGCCGCAGGCCGGGCATGTGGCCACCGCGATGGCGCACAACTCTCCGCAGTTGTCGCAGACCTTGACCGGCGCTTCCCCGTTGCCGTCGCCTGCCTTCTTGGGCGGCTGCACGGCCGTGATCGGCCCATGCGTGGCCACCACCCCGGCGAAGTCCAGCACCAGGCAGTGGTCGGTGTGGCTCTTGACCCGCATGCCCCGGCCTGCCATCTGCACGTACAGGCTGGCCGACATGGTTGGGCGAAGCATGGCGATCAGGTCAATGTCAGGGTAGTCGAAGCCGGTGGTCAGCACGTTGGCGTTGGTGAGCGCTCGGATGCGGCCTGCTTTGAACTCGGTCAGCAGGTACTCGCGCTCCTTCTTCGGCGTTTCGCCTGTCACGCACTCAGCCGTCACGCCATGCTGGCGCAGGACTTCGGCCACGTGCTGGGCGTGCTTGACGCCAGTGCAGAACACGAGCCAGGCCTTGCGGTCGCCAGCCAGGTCGATGACCTCGCGCACCACCTTCTGGTTGTTGTCGTCGGTGTCGACTGCAGCCTGCAGCTCGGACTCGATGAACTCGCCACCACGCTTGTGGACGCCAGTGGTGTCCAGCTTGGCCTTGGTGACCTTGCTGCGCAGCGTGGCCAGGTATCCCTTGAACACCAGCTCTTCGATGCTGACAGGCTCGATCAGGTCATCGAACAGCGCAGGCTTGTCGGTGATCAGGCCGTGCCCCAGGCGGTAAGGCGTTGCCGTCAGTCCGATGACACGCAACGCAGGGTTGATGGCCTTCAGGTCGGCCAGGAACTGGCGATACCCGCCTTCGTCCTTGTGGTTGACCAGGTGGCACTCGTCGATGATCACCAGGTCAACGTGGCCGATCTGCTTGGCCTTGGTGCGGATGGACTGAATGCCAGCGAATGTGATCGGCTCACCGAGTTGCTTCTTTCCAATGCTGGCGCTATAGATACCCATTGGCGCACCTGGCCAATGCAGACGCATCTTCTCGGCGTTCTGTTCAATCAGCTCCTTAACGTGCGTGAGCATCAACACGCGCGTATCGGGCCAGTTTTGCAGAGCATCTTTGCACAGTGCAGCAACGATATGGCTCTTTCCAGATCCAGTCGGCAGCACCAGGCACGGATTGCCTTTACCGCCAGCCTCAAACCATGCGTATAGCTGATCAATAGTGCGCTGTTGATAGTCACGAAGCATTTGTCAAAATCCTCCATGCTTCTGCTGCGCATAATGGCACCTGCCCATTTCCAACGGCCTTAAGCCTGTCCACCCGAGAGGCCATCCCATCAGCCATTCGTAGTTCAGTGGCGTAACTTTCCCAAACGTTTTTACCCACTCTCTGCAAGACGGGTGTTTTTGCATTGATGGTGCGCAAAAATTTGCGATTGTCGTCGGCGTATGCAAGTAACCAGTATCGTGGCCGAATGTGGTCAGCACCCAAGTCCTGCGCGGATAAGGCAAGTGCTTTGGTTTTGTAACCCATCTGCTCAAGGTCATTGGCCGCTTGGTCAATCGCAACTCGGCTGACGTTTTCGGCAAAAACGTACCTAGGAGCGACATCTGCCACGACTCTCCGCATCTCCGGCCAAAGGTCGTCCGCTGTATTGCGGCCTCGAGCCGCTGATGAATAGGCTTGACAGGGAAAGCCGCCAGATACGACATCAACACGACCGCGCCACGGTCTACCGTCAAAGGTTTGAACATCATCCCAAATCGGGAAAGGCGGGAGTATTCCGTCATTTTGTCTGGCGACAAGTACGCTAGCTGCGTAGGGTTCCCACTCAACTGCACAGACTGTTCGCCATCCAAGGAGGTGTCCACCAAGTATTCCTCCACCAGCGCCTGCGAATAAAGCCAACTCATTTAGACTCCCATTCATCCAACAATCCTCCCGCCGCACTCTGCGCGCATGTTCTCCACATATTCATCGCCCAAGCTACACATTTTTGGATTAGCCAGAATCTCGCGGCTGGTGTAGACGTGCGCATCGCCTTCACCGTTGGCCACATCGCGGCCTTCGATGACGTAGACAGCCGTCCACTGGTCCAGGCCATCCTTGCGCTCCCAGGGAACCAGGTCAGGGTGCAGGACATGGCTGTCGCAGGCCTGGCGCTGGAACTCCACCGGAATGCCATCGGCCTCATGTCTCTCGCAGCGCCAGGTGCTGTCCTCCTTGGCCGTGCTGTGCGCGCAGGTGCGGCAGTTGACGTGCTTGGTGGTCTTGGTCTCGTGGCAGAACTCGTGCGCATCGCAGAACTTGCACTGATACCAGCTCGGGTCGGTGCTGATGGGTGGCGGCATGCGGTCCTCCAGCGCCAGCCTGCGGCCGCGTGCGATGAACTTCTCGGCCACCTCTTTGTCGTAACGCACACGCTCGGTGTAGATGCGGTCATCGTCCTTGCAGACGGCCACATACAGGGCGCGGTCGATCTCGGTGCCGTGCATGTAGAGCTGCATCTGGACGAAGTGCTCGGGCTTGGACTTCTCGACCCCGTTCTTCTCCAGGTCGGCAAAGCTCTTGGAGCTGTGCGTCTTGAACTCGGCCACATGGCGCTTCTTGGGCGCTGCAGGCACGCCAGACTCGATGATGGCGTCGATGCTGCCGGACACATGCGCACCGAAGTCCACGCGCGCCTGCTGCCGGCTCGTGCGAACGTCCATGCCAATGGCGCGCAGGTCCGACACGATGGTGGCCTCCTCCATCTGGCCACGCCTGAACAGGCGCAGGATGCGGCCAGGAAACTGGGGCTGGACGGCCCAGCGAAACGACAGCCACAGCCACCTGTCACATGGGTGACCCAACTGGCTGCAGCCCATGTGTGGCCTGGGCGGCTCTGCCTGCTTCTCGTGGTGCTTGTCGATCAGGCCTTGGATGCTATGCTCTGGTTCGGGTATTTTCATGGTGCCCACTCTCCTTCTGTAGTTGCCAACTTGCCCCAGTCCTCTCACGAGGCTGGGGCTTTTCACTTCACTTCTTCTGCCAGGGCGGCGCGGCCTTGGCCGGCGCTGCAGAGGCTGCAGGAGCTGCTGCAGGAGCTGCAGCGGCAAAGGTGGGCGCTGCGCCACCATTGACGGCCTTGAACCCCTTCACATCATTGCTGGCCTCGTAGGTCTTGCCAGTCTTGTCGTCGGTGCGCGCAGGGCGCACGTCCAGCTTGACCTGGATGCTGGCACCGATGAGCTGATCGGTGTCCTGGACCTTAGCCAGGCCGATGGCGCGCATGATCTCGCCAAGCTGCTGGCGGCCGATCTCCTCAGCCTTGGCGCTGGCATTCTTGATGTTGAGGTTGCCGAAGACCACGCGGCCCTGGTGAGTCGGCCCGGTGATGTCGTAGCGCAGCTTGATGTACTGGCCATCGCCAGCGACCGTGCTCTTCAGCTCTGCCTGCGTGATGTTGGCCGTGTACCATCCAGCCGGCAGCGGCTCGAAGTTGTTGGTGCCCTGGGGCAGGTCAGATGCTGCAAAGGTTTGTCCGAGAAAAGCCATGATTTACTCCTTGGTGGTGATGGGTTCAATGGTGAAAGAAGGGCGGCCAGGTTTGGCCGTGATTGCTCCGGCGAGTGCTTTGGTGATGGACTCATCTGTCGCCTTCCAGATGGCCATGTTGATCTCCGGCTTCCACCGGAACAGCGTGCTCAGGTGATCGGTCAGGCCGTGTTCGGCGGCCAGCTCCTGCACCTTGTCGGCGTCGACCTTGCGGTCGATGCGGCCGACGATCTTGATGGCGAAGCCAGGCGTCTTGACGTTCTCAGTGCCT